ATATTTTTTTGTGCAAAACTCGCTCAAGCTATCGCTGTCTCTAATTGCGTCTCTCCATTTTTCCCATACTGTTTGAAGGGAGAGGTTAGGCATCATGCGGATCTACCTCCCTTTTCCTTGGCCTCTTTGATGTATTGCCAAATTTTACCCTCGATATATTTTGGAACTTCAGGTCCCTTTTCACGGTATATGGGACCATACGTTCGACGACGGGGGAGGGTTATGTGAGTTTTGCTTGCCCCAATAGGGAAACCGTAAGATTCAAAATATTTCCGCATCTTAGGCGTTACTTCTCTCTGAAAACCCTCCTCATGCTTGGTTCCTAACCTAACCGCGCTTTTTGACAGCCATCCGACTACCACTTCGCGCTTGTTGGGCAAAAACTGATAGCCGACGGCGCGAGAAAGCCTTCCCATAGGTACTTTTGGAAACCCGCGATATAGGCGACCGCTCCTTCTTCTACTCATCAGTCCGGAATAAGTGGCATAAGGAACTCCGCCGGGAGCGCCAGATCTGATCCCTGCCTTGATCTCTTTTTGGAGCCACCACCCGGCGGATTTCAACGCGCGATCAAAGTATCTGGGAAAGCTCCTGGCCAGGAACTTCATAAAGGGAGTCGCAAGATCGATGATCTTGATACCAACATCAATCTCCGGAGAGCCATAAACAACATATTTTCTTGCCATTTTTCTCACCTGCCCAGCGATGGTCGTTCGTTCGCAATACATTCTAGCGTCACCATGGCAGGGTCATCCCTCACTTTTCGGGCAATCTCCCAGGAGGTTCCCGATTCATCGGCGAACACTTCGCCCGGCTGCGGATCTGGAAGTTCTGCTTTTGAAACAGATATTGCCGCCCAATCCGAAAAACCTCCGTGAACAAAGGTATTGCCGCTGTCCATGGTTTCTCTGCGGTCGATAACCGCCTTTACTTGTTGCCCGGTTCCAGAATACGTGACCATTTCGGCAAATTCATCGGTATTCAGAAACATATCAACGTCGGCGATCATGTAATCTCTAAAGTTCAGTATTACCACCTCCAAAAGAGCAAGAGGAGGGAGTTGACCCTCCTCTTAAACGAACTCGACTTCTGCGCTGGTAATATAACCCTGGTATTCTACGTTGAAAAACAAGACTTTCGCGCCGGCCTCGGTGATACTGATATCGAAAGCGCCGGTAGCGTCTGAGGCCACCAGTAGATGGGTTTTCGCGGCTGGAGAAGCGACTACCGCCCCTGCTGTAGAAACAACAACATTCCCCGAAGGAGCTGCGGCGCAAAGAGCGCCAGCTGCGGCATCAGACAGCCAAACGCGGGTTAAACACTGTTCGGCGATAGGGTTATTAGCCGCATCGTTAAGCTGGACTGTTACAACGATCGCATTAGCGTCCTCGTCTCCAACGGTAATCGTCGGGGCTCCGTGGACCCTCTGCTCAAGAGCCTCGACTTGCGCCTGGATTCCAAGCGGGAAAGTGAGGCTCTCAAAAAGTTTAATGCGTACAGTTGTTTCGTTTATCCCCTTTGCTCCATAGGCGAACCCGGCTGGAATATTGCCAAGAGCAACGGTTGTAATGACTTGAGCGGCAATATCAGCATAGAGAACCGTTCCCTGCGCGTACACCTCAAGAGGTTCAGCGGGCAGATCGAACACGCCGCACAGCCAAGCGTCTCCGGCGGTTAGCGATTCTATGTTGTCTGCGGCCACCGCAATTCTGTTGGTTAGCGAGATAATCTGGTCCTTGGGCATAGCTGCCGGACCAGGGTTAAAAACAGGGATTGTAAATCCCTCTAACTTCTTAGGCATCTGTTTTTCCTCCTCGTTTTTAAATAGAAAAAGCCCCGTTTTATGAGGCTTTTTCTTAGATTTTAGGTTGTGGGTTATTGCCCGGTGTTCAGGTAGGTTCCACGGTAGTCAAATGCCTTGACTCCCCAATCGTGGTACATCCGGTATTCGATTCCTAGCATGGTAAACGACACCTGACTTTCCATAATCGGAGTGTCGCGCCCATTCAGGAAGTCAACCTGGATAGTTTTTACCTGTCGCGCGTCAGCCATTAGCCTCCATGCGGTCTGGGAGCCAGCTACGGCCTGGCGACCTGCTCTGGCGGGAATTCCAACCTGGAGCAAAGGCTCAACAACCGGAACCAGCCTGTTGTAATATGGATTTGGGATACCGGGAATAATCTGGGCAGGATCGCTCGTCGATGTTAAAAACTGAACCGCAGTTACCTGTCGCGACGGAGGTAGCAAGATGTATCTGGGTTCAACCCCGACAATCGCCAGCCCCTGCAGGTTTCTTTGAAGCATCATAGCCTCATATGCATCAGCCAACGAGTTGACGTTTACAGCAGCAACGCCAGCGGGAGCAGCCTGGTTGTTATGAGGAGCGCCGACAGTATAAAGCGGTAGACCATCCTCGTCCATAATCGGATTGCTCAACAGGGTCCAATACACATCAAGGTTAATGGTCCTTCGCGCGGCCTGAGCATAAGCGGCGGGCATTTCGGAAAACGCGTCCAGATCGTCGTTGACAATCATTTTCCTGGTCAAGGACCATTTGATTCCCTGAGTGCTTAACTGCCTGCGAACTGCAGTCTCGGCCATTTCAGCATGGATGAATTCTCCGTGTTCTCCTATTGGCAACAGCCCTTCGGCCTCAGACATTCTAACGCCGGTAGCAATTTTGAAGTCTTTCAGGCTTCCGATTGCCGTCCAAGCCTGGTAAGTGGTAGGGGTCTCCTGATAGGCTTGGAGCATTGACTTATTGGCGACGTTGGACAAGATCAGCGGAAAATCGCTGGAACTTCCATACGGTCCTGAAAACTGTTCAGACTGCCTTTCAGATAGCCCAAACCATTGCCGTTCTCCAGGGGTGGCAATCATGCTAAACAGCTCTTCAGGGCTACCCCAGAAAGCCTTCCCGTGTTTTCTTTGGTAACAATACTGCATTAGTTGAGACAAAGAGAAGTGCCTAAAATCTCCGGCTCCTGGGGCGGGTTTCTCGATTTTAACTCCCATGCGTTGAGACAACCCGTCTACTGCGGCGGCGCGGAATTTGTCGGTCTCGTCCTTGAAATCGCCTTTCACATTGGAGAGAGGAGAGCGCTCGTTAGACAATTTTTCTAGAGCAAACCCCTGAATCTGTTCAATCGTGAACTCGCCATCGAGATATTTGTTTAGGTCCTCTCCTTCGATCCCGGCTTTTAGGCAAATAGCCCGGATCTGTCTTTGTCTTTCCCGTTCTTTTTTGAGCGTCTCTTCAACGCTCGGTCCTTGAGGAGCCGCCGGGGTTCCAAGCTCCTCTTTTTTGGGCGGAGGCGGTGGAGTATCCAAGCCGAGCTTAATCCGTTCCTCGGAGGTTAACGCGGATTCCTCAACCTGAACCTCTTTACCGTCTCGTGTAACAGTAAATTTCATTTGATTTACCTCCAGTTTGTTTATTTCTGTCAGACTTTCGTCTGGTTCAGACAGCGATAGGCCCACGCCAACGTTTGGAATCGCAGGGGTAGGCTCTAGGGAAATCTCAACGATCTCCCAGTCAGTAGCAATTTCAACCGGCCCCTTAAAACCGCGTTCTTCCTCGTCCGCCTCAACCTTGATGAATTTATAAAATTGCACCCCAACCGAAACGCCTTTCAGAGAGCCGCTTTGAACCTTTTGCCAAATAAGCTCGGAGCGTTCGTCGGTATCGAATTTTAGGTTTGCGCGGTATTTCCGGTTTTTCTCATCGAGATATACATCAAGTATTGGTCCAACAGGCATCACGCCTTGTTGGGGGTCCCTGCCATGGGCAAACAAAAAAGACCCTACGGTCTTTATTCGTTGGAGTCTGCACTCCCCTGGGTTATGCCCAAGAACCATATTCCCCCACCAGCGCCTTACTAAAGTTTCGCTGGTGATCGATAGGTCGATGGTTCTTTTTTCCGCATCGATTTTGAGTTCTTCTGCTGACAGGTCGATGGAAAATGGGATATAGTTTAAATCCATTTTCCCTGGACCTTGAGGGCTTTTTCTTGCGCTTGGCATCTTATCAACTCCCTTCAATCTCTAGCTTGAGCTGGGCGTTTTTCGCGCGATTCTTACCGCTTTTCGGGATCTTTTCCGGCGGTGACGGATTAACCTGCCCAAGCGTCAACCCTAGTTTTTTCGCATATTCCTGCTCTTTTGCACGTTGTTCGAGGTTTTCTTTCCAATCCTCGCCTTTTTCAGCGCATATTTTCTCAAGGGTTGTCATGCCGGCCTCAAGAGCTTTTGTGCTTGCCAAAACCTCTTTGAGCGGGTCAATCCAAGTCCATCCCGGAGCAATCCATAGCGCGTTGAAATACTTATCGGGGTTGTCCCAGAAGTCTTTAATCTCAACATCGCCGGTCAAGACGCAATAAGTAACAAACTCCTCCCAAATTGGCTGGCAGAAGTGACTGATCATGAAGTTTTGCATTGGAACCCAGGTTTTCCGGTCCTCAAGGCTGTTCTGGCGCGCGCTGGAGTAATTGGACTTCGACATATCGCGGCTAACAACCTCATAACTCTGTCCTGTTCCTGCGGCGATCTTGCGGGTTTCAATCTCGATAAAATCTTTAACCCCGGCGCTTGCCCTGGCTGGATTAGCGCTCTTGATGTCTTCTCCTGGCAGCAGGTCTTTTATCATGCCTGGGTAAATAGATTCAATCTTTGTACCAGAACCATCAGGATTATCGGCGATACTACTGCGTCCTACCGAACCGCTCCCGGTTCGCGTGATGAACAACGCAAAACAAGCGGCGATTCGAGCGGCCACAAGTTCAGCGTCGAGGTAATCGTCTGTATCTTTGATATCCTCCATAACCTGGACAATCTCAGGAATCCCTCTTGCTTGGCCAACCCTCGTCTTGTGAAACAGGTGAATTACCTGATCGGAGGGAATTCTCCTTGGGTCTAGAATTTCCAGTCCATCTGGACTTGACTGCTTGAACCAATACGCAAGAGGCTTGTAATACTCGTTTATCTCTACGCCGGACAACACATAGTTGTTCGATCCCGGCGCTTTGTGCATGTCAGAAGCA